TATGCTGGAGAGAGCGATGCAGTACCAGAAAGCACAGGCTAAATTTACTGAAGCAACCACATTAATGCAGATTTGCAGGGACTTGGACAATGTTCAGCCAGCGAAGGTGAACAGAATCATCCCTGATGTGCCTAACCACTGGCAAACACAGGATTTTATTAACTAATGCCCGTTCTATCCAATAACGTACTGGATGACCCGTTGGTTCTCGACGGGAACAACAGTTTTGTTGGGGGGCAAGTGAGCGCATCCCGTGCAAACCTTGTTCCGCTGGACGCATACGCTGAAGGCAAGAACATTGACCTCGATGAGTTTGGAAATGCCGTGACTCGCAGGGGTGCAAGCCTTCGGGCGGGATATTTGATTTGGGAAGACACTGCTGTTAACTGGGAAAGCGAGACCTCCATCTGGGAAGGGCTGGTTGCGCCCATTACATCGCTTGGATACTTTGACACGGGGAGCGAGGAGTACATTGTTGTTGCTGACGGCTCTAATTACCTAAAGGCAGTCACCGAAGCAGGTGGATTTACCCTCTTAACCGGAGCAACCTATGCCTCTGGTGCAGTTGTGCGTTTCGCGCAGCTTAATAATCGCTTTTATTACACTGATGAGGCAAGTGCTCTGCGCTATGTTGAAGGTTCCACTGATCCTGTCACTGCCGAGACAATTACTGCGGGTAAAATCACCAGCATCACCATTACTGCTGGTGGGTCGGGTTACACTTCCCCTCCAACTGTAACTATAGATGCACCTTCGTCTGGCGTGACCGCAACAGGCACGGCGGTGTTGGGGTATGATGGCAGCGTGGTTAGCGTAACAATGACTAACGAGGGTTCGGGATATAATAAGGATAATCCCCCTGCGGTTACTATCGCCTCCCCTTCCAGTGGGACGGATGCGACAGGAACAGTCCATATTTCCCAAATACCAAGCAAACCAAAATTTATTGTAACCCACACCAACAGGCTTTTTGCTACCAGCGCGGATACCACGGTTCCCTCTGACGTATTGTATGTGAGCGGGATACTGGACGGTGAAGCGTGGGATTTGGCGGGTGATAACCTGCGAATCGGAAATGACCGCGACCCGATTACCGCATTAATGCCAGCACAGAACTTTGACCTGTATGTTTTTAAGGAAAGAAGCATTTACAAGGTGACGGCTGACCCAACCCAAAATGTTTCAGATTGGACTATCAAGCTCATCAATAACCGGACGGGTTGTGTGGCTGACGGGACAGTCCAGCAGGTCGGTGCGGATATTATGTTCCTTTCCCGTGACGGTGTAAGGTCTTTGCAGTCTATTCAAGCCGGAACAGAGACAGACATCTCGCTGCCTGTGAGTCGCAACATTAACGATTACATTGGCCGGATCAATCAAGCTGCGGTCAGCAAATGCACTGCAACATATTGGCGCAACCGCTATATGCTCTCGGTTCCGCTGGATTCAGCCACTACACCGGACACGGTTCTGACCTACAACCTCCTTGCTGGAGCTTGGTGTGGGTTCTGGAC